TGCCCATTATGTACTCATCCTGAGCACCAATTGCCACAAGTTGAACAATACCCGAAGACATGTTATTACTACTTTAAATGGAGAAAATTACAAGTTTGGTTTTCTACACACAAATCTAAAAACTAAGAAATTTGCACCTGCATCAGTTGAATTTTTAATTGTATTACCAGTTTGATCTCTCAGGGTCACTGTGAGACGATCAATTCTTCTGATTGGATTCACATATTGCGTGATAATTGGATAATTATCCTTAAAGACAATGAGGGAATCACCGGCATCGTGGGTGGCATTGTCGGTGACAATGCTTGCGAAAGATCCTCTGAGCATACTTAAATGTCCCTGTCCAGTGAGAACATTTGAAGCTCTATCACTAAAGATAGAATCCAACTCTTCAATGGAGACATAACAATGTTCGGTTACCACATTTGAATGAATGTGTGCTGCGAGGAGTCTGGCCTGGACCACATTTTTGAGGGGTTGTTGAAGATGACATGTAAAAGTGTTAGCACTTTCTTGTCCAATTGAGTCAATTGTTATGGTGTGATACTCGTGGTCAAGATCAGGAATAGTTTGAAGTGAAGTCACCAAAGCCATTTAGTAATAGCTTAGATTAAAGATCCACCAATTCCATCCGCGATCTCATAACCCGCTTGTTCATCAACGAATTGTTCAGCACCACAAACACCACCTGGAGTCAAGCTCTTGGTGTAGGTGCTACCTTCACTGGTGTGACCTGGAGCACATTCGATACGATGTTCGAGGTCGAAGATAGATTTTTCGTTGACAGCAATAATAGCAATTGGTCTGGGTTGGTAATTACTTGTGTTTTTCAACATACCGAGCACAAAGATCAGAGCGATCAAGGCAACAATTGACATGATGGCATTTCGGTTAGCGCGGTTAAGGTTGAGCATTTATAATGTACATATATAATTTTTTATAAAGTGCGTTAAAGGATATTGAATAGTTTCATATTAGAGAGTAGATGGACGAAGAAATTGTCTTAGATCGTGGAAGTACTACTGTGATGAAGTTGGACGCCGATGAACAGGCACTGATGGATGAAATTGAGATTTCAAGCTCACGCCCCCAGCCTGTAAAACGCCCACACCCCCAATCATCACACCGTGCACCCCAACCAATACAACACCAAGAAGCGATGGACGCCTTTGTGAATCCAAACAAACAGAGTGCTCCACAACAAACACAAATGGAGGAAGAAATTGATTATGGTGAAGATGAACCAATGTTTTTTGATGACGCCTATGACGGTCCGGATCCTCAAAGTGAAATGCCTTCAAAGGGGTATAGTTCAGTTGATGAAGAGAAGAGTGATCTCGTTAATAAATTAGGACGCCTTGAGAAGAAGGGATTTGCAGTGAATAAGAGACTTAATGCTTATTCTAGTGTGGATGAACTCAGAACAGAAGTCAAGCGAATTACGTACAGCATTGACGTTGAACAGTCTATTCGTTTCTCTCGGCGTATGCTTATTGCCTGTGTGACAGGACTTGAATTTTTGAATAAACGCTATAACCCCTTTGAGATTCAACTGGAGGGTTGGTCTGAGTCTATCATGGAAAACGTTGATGACTATGATGGGGTCTTTGAGGAACTCTATGTGAAGTATCGCTCGAAGGTGAATGTCGCACCAGAAGTTAAATTGATTATGATGTTGGGTGGTTCCGCTATGATGTTCCACTTGACAAACTCGATGTTTAAGACTGCCCTTCCAAATATGAATGATGTCTTGAAGCAAAACCCAGACCTTGTTAAAAATATGATGGCGGCGGTTCAAAACACAGCCAGGGCGCCATCTGGATCTGCTGACACGGCTCCTGTTGGAGGTACTGGTCAATATGAAATGCAGGGTCCCGGTATTGACATTTCCAGTCTCATGGGTGGAATGATGATGCCACCACCCCCAATGAATACATCGGCACCAAGAACTACATTTGATGACGACGATGATGTCTCTGATATTGTCTCTATTTCAGGAGAATCTACGGGTGGTGAAGTCAAGGAGGTAAATGTTGAATCTTCCAAACCAAAAAAGTCCCGAAGAAAGAAGAAGACTGAAATTAATCTCTAAGTACAGTATAAATGATAGGCTACTGTCCCCTGGAGGATCTTGAACCTCCGATTAGACAACAGCAATCTGTTGTTAAACACAAGACTGAAGAAGCAAAGTCTGCGATCAGTCTAGAAGAAACCGAATGTAATTACGTCGTCATGGCTTTCATTGTCGGCGTTCTCTTCTTAGCCGTCTCTGATTCCATCAGGGCGTAAAATGAATTTTAATTCTACCTTTGGGATTTTTACCCCGTTAGGTAAAATTGATTAATAGTTAAAACTCGTAATGAGGGTCTGACCTCCATTACCATTGTCCAAATTCCCCGGTATTGTAAGATCTCGTGTTATTTTATTTACTGCGCCGCTACATGAAGATGTCAGTTCTATAAATATATCGTACGCGTATCTTCTTGCGGAATCTACGTTGTATGGTGTCATACTTATACCCAATTGCCCACTTTGTATCACAGGACTCCATGGATAACTATTTGTAGAATCACCAAATAATGTTACTGGTCCCACTGTTATGTCTTTACTTGGCTGTGAACCATCACCTGTACCACCCTGTACGTCAATAATCAGTGTGTTTATATCACCGACTGTGGAACTATCTGTTCTTCTTAAAATTGCTGTTATTTTTGCATAAAAGGCACCTTCTGCAAATAATATTTGTATATTTTTTGCATCACCTTCGGTTATAGTAAATGTTTTAGAATACGTTTTACGAGAAACTTCATTAGAACCAAATATGGTCCCACCACCAATATGAAGATCTGTACTAGGTGATGCACCACCTAAACCTACTCCGATTTGTGAAAAATCAATATTTCCATCTACTTGTAAATCACCATAAATTGTAGCACCACTTAAAATGTGTGTCGTACTACGTCCAGGGTTTGATGGTTGAATGAACACATTACCTGTTTTATCGGCGTAAATATTAGAATGTCCACCCGTGGTACTAAGTTCTACACTAGCATTTGAAGATGGACTCTCAACTCTAAGAACACCGTCATACACGTGGAACTTTCTATTTGGTGTAGGTGTACCCACACCAACATTACTTGTGTGAATGAGATGAAGTGAGTTTATAATTGTACTATTATTAGCCACACCTATACAAATGCCCGTTGTTTTATCGTCTACGTTGCTGTAACCCCGAACGAATCCACCTTCACCATCATTTGTGTATATAAGTAGGTTGGTTTGTTTATCATCACCAGTACTCTGAAGTCTCATAATGTCTACATTTCCCGGGCTCGTATCGTATACATGTATGTTTGAAGTTGGATTTTGTGTACCCATACCCAACCTACCATCCTCATCAAACCGAGCAAACTCATCATCATTTTCATTGTCAATTTCGTGAGAAAATGTTAATGGACGACGTGTTGAACCATCCAATTTACTTCTTATAATGTTATAACCTAAATCAGATGTCTCAAACTCAAACCCAGTTAATCTAAATGAACCCTGTCCCGAAAATTCAATGTCACCATTGACAACCAATTTGGTATTAACATTTCTGTTATCCGCATCTGCGCGATTTCCGCCCACGACCACAATACCGTTATCACACACAACAAGAGGTTTGTTACTTTCAGCATCTTTGTCCTCTAAAATGTTATAAAAGGTATCACCCGAAGATGTGTATGTTTGGAATACATGTTCTCCCGCGATGTGTCTAATTCTATCTGGACCAGTGGTGGTACCCGAAGAGTCGTTACCTTTGAAAAGTAGCAACTCTGTTCTAGCTTGTCCAGCAAAATATCTTCGCTCCACGATATGAGTATTACCAAATTCATCACCGGTAAGACCACCGAATGAAAGTTGTTGTCCAATCACAATATTACCACTAACTTCAAGGGCGCCCCGTGGTGCATCTGTGCCTATACCTACATTTCGGGATGTACCATCAATAAATATTCCAACTGCATTCACATCGGATACCTTATCTGGATTTTGAGTGATTCTGAAGTCTCCATTTGTAGCACTTACACCAGTTGACCACCCACTAATAGCCGCACCATCCGTCTGTATATAACTCGTAAATGCATTTCCATCGGGTGTAGGAGTTTGCGAAGTCATGATTGCATCTCCACCATCATGATTATGTACTAATAGACCACCAGATGTAGCACTCCCAATACCGGTGCTTTTAATCTCCAGATATGCAGATGGCTGTGTATGACCTATACCCACATGTCCGGAACTGAGTAGTGTCATAATACTCGTATCATCTGTATAACGATCATCGGACAGACTAATATTAAGTTTTGCTTTGGATTTTCCAGACGTATTGTCATGCTTTCCCATATTGAAGGATGCCCTAACACCATCCCGTGTGGTATTACCCTCGCGTGTGAGATGCATGACTGTACCCAAATCAGTTGTGTCCACGATTGGTTGTGTATTTGTCACGACGAGGGGGGAGTTGAGATGACTATACCCATTTCTGTATTGCGGTTGGTCATTTATGAACACTGTGCCACCAGAAGTGTGAAGCCGTCCAACAGGGTTCGCTACATTTATACCCACATTACTTGATTCCAGTATTGTCAATTTTGGTGTTCCCATTGTGGCCGTGGTACTTGCGTACAACTTGAGACCTTTTCCACTTCCAACTATATTTTCAATCCGTGTTTCTCCATTGAAAACACTTGCATATGTACGCATTGCAGTGTTCCCCTCGGATCCCCATATGTTACCGGATATGATCGTATTACTGCCAATGACATAAATATTACCCGAAACCGTGAGCCTCTCAGTTGGATTTGTATTTGAAATACCCACTTTACCATCGGATGTGATTCGGATACGCTCCGTGTTCTTTGTTTTAAATCGTATATTTTGATGTGTGTTTGAAGTACTCGCACCATAGACTTCAATGGAGCTCACATTTGACGCAGTTGGACCGGATTTAAGTATAAGTACATTGGATGTACTATCACCACCAAATCTATCTCCGTGGATGATTAAATTTGAACTTGAAAAGACCATCTCAGTTGTGAGATTTGTAGTTGCGGTATTTCCCAGAATTCTGAGAGTATTTATAGCCGTTGTGTTTGCAAATATTTTAGTGCCAATGGAAATTGTATCCGTGGGTGATAGATTTGAAATACCCGTCGGAGCCGCACCAGTTGTTCGCAATGCATTCATTTGGACATTACCAGCTATCGTTACAGGTGTCATAGAAGTCGCGTCTAACACAAGGAGATTACCTGCGCGTAAACCCGTTGATCCAAGAATCAAACCTTTTGCGTACACATTACCATCCGCATATATGACATTTGAGTTTGTATCATCAATATACACATTTGAACCTACACATAGGTCATGTGTGGGGTATATATTTGCCACTCCCACAGAATTTGAAGTATAGATATCACCAAATACGTGGAGATTTGTAGATACTGAATCGTCTATTGCAAATACCGTGTCGAGTGGACCACCATATGTTCTAAACAAGGCCATCTCTTTACCTCGGTCACCGGTTCTGAAACCAAAACCAATATTTGACTCGTCTTGATCATGCGTAAATAATAACACGGGTTCGGCCGTACCATCGTTACCCTCACCAAATACGATAGTTGTATCAGCTACTACAAGATTTACAATACGTTCATATGTTGCTTGTTCTTGCACAAAAAGATTGCCGATCATTCGTGTATTACCGTAAATGTACATACCACCATCAATCGTAACATTACCGGTTATAACTGCTACATTATTCGGATATTGGGCACTAGCAGACCCCCCCCTATCAATACCTGATATAATCACATTTGAACCAACATTCAACTTGGAAGTTTTTATACCACCATTTACAACTATAACATTAGAACTTTTACCATCAATTAAAAGATTTGAACCAAAAGAAAGTTTATCATTAACTATCACATTTGTAGCCACAAGATTACCATTTACCGTCATGAGATCGCGACCAGATAAATCAACAACTACTTTAGACGACCCACCTGAATCAATTTGAAATGCGGCTGTTGGATTTGTTGTACCAATGGAAATCTGGTCATCAACAAACCAACGTTCGGCTCTACCCCGAGATTTAAGATCAAAAACAATTGAATCATCTTTATCAATAAAGAGTTTGTCTCCCACAGAAAACTGTTTAGTTGGAACATTATTTGCCAAAGATAAACGACCCTTTATTCCTTCACTTTCAACCATTTTGACTTCATTCACTTCGATTTCTCGAGTCAAAATACTGTTAACTCCTGTAAGAGTTTCGGTCTCAACGGGTTCTGCATCCAGACTTGCAACATAAATCTGTTCGAATCTCGCGGTTCTACCCATCTATACTTTAGTTTCCGAATAAAATTCCAGCCAAACCATCCTTGATCCTGAGAACATTATAATTAACTGCATAGACATACATTTCTATTTGTTCTGCTCTAAGTATACCCTTTTCTACTCCACGTACTATAAGTTTGGCATTGTCTAATCTACTGAAATTACAACTGCCAGAGGGTATGTATTCTGATGCATTTAAACCAAAATGATATACAAAATATCTTGTATACATAAGATCTTCTGAATCAACTCTATAATCTGATACACCATACTTTGATTTATAGTAGTTTTGAACCGTGTGGAAGTAAGTTGGTGTCATATTTTCAAGGAGAGGTGTTCCGTTTATGTGTATATCAGCATTTTTGAATGTAAAGCGATCATTTGTTGGATCAATATTGGTCGCTCCATAACCAAAAAATATGGACTTTACTGGATGATTTAAAGATGACAAATCTAAATCATTATATCCACCGGATTCCAACTGGTTATCGAATACATTTGAGAGTGGAAAATCAAGTTTCTGTGTCTGGGTTATAATGAAATCCATCTGACGTTTGACCATTGACTCTCTTTCTTCTTTATCCAAATAAATATAGTTTCCATAAACATTTATTCGTTTTTGTGATGTATCATACCCATTCAGACTTGTCTGATCAAAATTAATTCTTACTTCAACTTGATGATGTGCGAGTGAAACTAGGGGTAAAAATGCACCATGATCACAAAAGAAAAAGTGCAACGGTTGAAAGTTTCGGTGAGAAATACTTGTTTTATTTGTAAGTTCTTGAGACTTTGTCCAAGTTTCTGCAAGATAATTCGGCCAGATCTCGGCATAATAGTCGTAGTGTTGAGAATCTATTTTTTGCCCCCCAATATAAAGATCAATCGTAGAATTGTAAAGAAGATTTGAAGAAACATTAGAATTTCTGTCAACACCTTCGAGCCATAAACAGTTTACAAGATCTCCCAATACGGGGACCGTGAAAACTGGATCTTTATCCGTAATAGTCTTAATGAGTTTTGGGGCTTGTGAAAAATTTGTATGTCTTGTAAACTTCATACGAAAGAATGAGTGGCCATCGTCACTGTTAAGATAAACGTCTTGTACACCCTTTGACACAAGCTGAATTAATGCACCGGACATTTAATTATTATTCAGATTATAAAAACAGACACTTTCCCTGAGGGAACTCCTCTTTCGTTTCCTCTTCTGCAACTTTTCCATGTATTTTGAACCCCCCTTGACGATACACTTTCATACGTTTATAGAACATGGCAGTGAACATAGACCATGGATCGTGGATATCATAGATATGGGGATTGTTCTTTTTACCCTTAGTCTCTCTCATGATACGACCAATACTCTGTGTGATATCAGACTTAGGTGAGGCCAATATGACTGTATCAAGGGTTGGAATATCAAGACCCTCGTGAGCTTGACTAAAGGTTGCAAAAATGATCTTCTTTTGGGATGAAGCCTGGAGATCAGCCTCCTTCATACCACCCATATAGAGTCCAGAACTCTTTGGGAAACATTGGTGAAGCATCTCACAGTGCAAACGTCTATCACTGAGTACGAGGAGTTGTCGTGTACCCGCTGAAGCCTTCTTCACAAGTTCCACGAGCATCTGGTTTCTTTTTCTATCTTCTACCACTTCTGTGATCATATTTGGCATTGAAATTTTACCATTTCTCATAGATGGTGGTGGATTTCTGTAATTGAAACATTCATAGGTCACGGGGAATACCTCAACCTGTTCCTGGTTCTTTCTCTCCACCGCAAAGAATGTGGGACCCATACAC